TTTCTACTATAAATGTTATTCCTGCTTTAAATATATTCATAGGTACTGCAATAAATGTTCCTATTATTTTACCTATAGTTTTAAATATATCCCCCATTTCGGTTCCTTTAGGAAGTAAATCATCAAACATAGATGCGACATCTTGTAATCCTTGTACTGCTATTTGAATTGGGGCAAATGCCATTTCTAAAATAGGTGCTATTATACCTCCTATTAAATCAGCTACAGCTTTTAAAATAGGCATTAAAGGGGTAATTGCTTTTTCTAATACATCAGTTAATATATTAAGAATAGGCATTAAAGGTTCCATAATAGCAATAAATAAATCTTTTATTTTATCTTGAGCAGCTGCCAATTTATCAGCCGCTGTAGCTGATTCTAACTGATTTAGCATTCCTGCTTCTTGTAATTTTAGCTTTAATTCTTCAGTTAGATTACCCTTTTTTAATGCTTCATTATATTGTTCTTGAGCATCACTTGTTGATTTAAACCCTGCTTTTTTTACTGCCTCTAATTTTTCTTGTTCTACTAACATTTTAGCCATGTCTTCTCTTTGCATTCCAAATGCTTTAGCCATAGCTTCCTGTTGAATAACATTCATTGAACCAAAATCAGCTGCTGTTCCTACTTCTTTTCTTAATTCTTCAGCTAATCGTGCTTGATCACCCATTAATGCTGCTTGCCTTGCTCCTTCTAAATTTAACTGTTTACCAGTTAAAAGTTCTGCTTCCATTTCAGCTCCTATAGAAGATTCAAAATCTAGTAAGCTGCTTGCTGTATTTTCTAATTGTGATTGAGAAATACCTAAAAGTTTAGTTTGGAATACTTGTTTAGCCATTTCTTTAGTATTCATTTTAGCTGTCAGCATTTGAGCAGCTGACATTTGGCCTATTCCTTCTTGGATTTCCTTTTGGCTCACCATTATACCAGATTGAGCACTCATTTCCATAGTTACAGCTGTAACTTTTTGTAACTGCTCTTCAATAGAAGTACCTGCTATTATTGCTTTTTTAGCAAACATACTCATTGCCTCCTCTGATAAACCTGTTCTTTCTGAAATAGAAGCAAACTCAGCTGCTAACTCTCCTGAAAATTGAACTGAAGAGCCCATTGTTTTATTTAAAGCAAATTGGGCTTTTACTACATCTTCAGTATTAACTAGTAAATCCCCGGATGCAATAGCTGCTTCATTTGCACTTGCAACCATTCTTTGACCTTCTGCTGCTGACACCCCAAAGTTTTTAGCTATTTCACCTGAAGAGTTATCTATAAATTTAAAAGCATCAACTAATTCTTGTATAGCCATAGCTAATAAAGCATATGGTCCTAAAGACTTCATTAGGTTTTTACCTAATTGTCCAGCTAAATGTGCACCTGCTTCTAATTTAGAAACATTACCACCCCCAGCTGATACTAAAGCTTTAGTTGATTCTACAGCATCTCCAATTCCTAATCTTTTACCTAAACCTGCGGGTAAAGCATCATCAAAGGCTCCTGCAAGTCCCCCAATAAGACCCATTTTTTCTTCAACTTCTTCTTCTCTTCTAACAATTTCTGCTAATGTATCTTCTATATCTCCAAATAACCCATGATTATCTTCCAACATACCATTTACATTGGCTAATGCTGCTTCTTCAGATATACTTAATTTTGTAGTTTTGGATTTTTGAATAAGTAAGTCTTGTGCGGCTTCTAAATTCTTTCTTTCAGCTAGTGCTTTTTGTTGAAGTTGAATTAAATCTGCTGAGTTAGCATTAAGAATATCATCTTGGATGTCTTTAACCTTTCCTACAACACTAGTTAAAGAAGTTACAGCTTTTTTAGTTAAATCAAACCCTTGTTTTCCACCCTTAATTTCATCATTAACACCTTGTAATCCATTAAATAAACCATTAATTTCTTCAGCCATGTCTCTTTCAGCTTCTACTAGTCTTTCAGCATTATCAACGGCTCTTTCGTATTCTCTATTTATTTTTTCAAGTTCTCTTGCTGTTAGGGCAACATCGTCAGTAGGCATAGCAAAGACTTTGGTTTTACCCATTTCCTTATAGAGTTTATTTATCTCTATAACATCTTTTTTAGCTTGTGCTAATATTTTAGCCTGTTGTGGAGTCATTACCTAATTATGGTTTTGTTATAAATATTGAAAGGCATCATTTCTTTGATGCCTTTGCAATATAATTAGGTGAGGGTGTAGGTTTTTGGAAACTCTTATTAGTTGGTGGGTTAAATGGGGATTTTGGTATATTTGATTTTGATGGATTGTTTAAATCAATATTAGTTCCCTTACCCTTATTAGTCTTTTTATAGGCATCTGCTTCTGCTTGTTTAGCTTCATAAATTTGTTTATAAGTAAATTTACGTAACCAAAGAGGCATATTATATACAGTATGAAAATCATACCCTCCATTCCCATAGTAAACTATCTCATGGATAGTTTTAAATATCTGTATTCTATAGGTTGGAGTCAGGCCAAAAAAACGAGACGGTCATCGGGAGGTTCACTTCCTCTACGATGCCGTCATTACTCTCTAAGTCAAATTTCATATCAATGTCTGGTTGAAATGATTTTATGTGTGATCTAAACGCTCTTGAATCTCTTGCTAAAAAATGATTATCTACAAACTCACGTATAACAGATGGTGTTTCATCTCCATTAACAGATAAAATTATATGTTTTAAACGTGTAGATAATTCTGGATTTGCTTTTTTATTTAATTTTTGCAATCCTTTTATTTCTGCTTGAATTTTTCTATCATCTTTACCTTGTAATAATTTAAATTGTATTACTATACCAGATGATGGGAGTTTAAATTCAAACCTATTTTCCCCTTTTTTAAGTAAGTGAGTTTTATCTAATGGACGTGCTTCAATTGTAGAAAGATCTACTGTATGCTCTTGATTATTATACTTAAAAGTATATTCAGCTCCATATCCTAAAACTCTAGCTGCTAACATAACAGCATTTTTATCACCTACTACTAAATCATCATAATTAACTTTTTTATCTACTATTAATGATTTTAATAATCTATCAATAACAGTTCCGTCTTTAATATAATTTTGATTTGTTAAAATATCTTCTTCTTTAGCTGTCATATATTTCATTTCAACTTTTCCTGAAGATAAGGGGTTGGTTGGTGGATATACCAAACCATTTGATGGTAAATCTACCATTTCTGTGGGGAATTTTAATTCTTCCATATAAATTTTATTTAGTTATAACTTAGTTGTACGTTTATACATATTAATATAAAAAAAAGCTTGACCGAAGCCAAGCTATTTTTAAAAATATGTTGAATTTTTTTAGAAATTCAATACGCAGTAATCCATTTCGATTGTTAAATCGATGTTTTGAGCTTCACCATCAGTGTCCCAGTTCATGTCTGCAAATGATCCATCTTTAATAAATGCACCTTTTATAATCCATTCTGATACTACATCACCTACTGGTCCTAATACATCAATTGTTAAATCTTTCTTATAGAAATCAGAGTAACCAGCTCTACCTGTTACTGATTCATAATGTAATCTAACCCATTCCATTACTGCCTGAGCACCTGAAGGAGTAATTGGATCAAATAATTGCATTGTGATGTCATTCCATCTCAATTTACCTTTTACTTTTCTATAAGTGTTGATATGATTTAATACTATTTCGTCCTGTGCAAATCCTAATCCACTTATACCTTTAATAATATATGATGGGATACCGTCGACGTACATTACAAACCTATTTGCTACTTTGGGCTCAAAAGCTGTGAAAAATATTTCGTTTGGGTCTAATACTGCCATTTTGTGTTTTTATTTAATTTTTTTATTCAGTTATAAATATTATGTTTTCTAATTCTTATGCAGGGAATTCAGCTCCTGTTGGAAGAATGTTGAAATCTAGGTAAATGAATTCTGCCGTTTTAGTAGGTTGTATGTATATAGCACCTCTTAATTCGTTTCTATCAATTACCTCAGGTCCATTATTTGAATCATTCATAACAACTTTAAACGCGTATAAACCTTGTCTTTGTTGTACTGACTCTAGATATGGATTAACTTGTCCTAAAAATACATTTCTTGTAGCTGCTGTATTTTGTTCAAATACTAAATTATCAGATATTTGTGAAATGTAATTTTTAAGTGCAATTAACAATCTTCTAACATTTACTCTATCTAAAGCACTTGCTTGAGTTTGTAGAGTTTTCTGTCCAAATACTACAACTCCTCTTCCTGGGAATGTTGCTATTGGATTTACTTTACCTACATATAGAGTATCTCTGTTTGCTTGAGTTAATTTTCTTTCTGCTTGAACTACTTGACCTAATCCACCTCTGTTTATACCTGCTGGTGCGAACCATGCTTCTGCTGTTCTATCATTAGCTGCATAAACTCCTGGGATTAATGTTCCTGCTGGTACCCAAACTCTTTGTGCTGAATCTGGATCTGTTACCATACACCATGGCCAATATGACGCTGCGTATGATGTATCTTTATCATTTGCTGTTCCTGTAGCTGCTGTAATTGATGAAGCATATAATTCAAGATCTAATATTACAATATTATCTCCTCTATTTTCAGTATTTGAAACTAATGAATTTAGAGGTGTAGAGAATGCAGATTGAACTAATCCTGGAGCTGATATGATGTTATATTTGTAATCATCTTTATTAGCTAATAAATTAATTGCATCTGTGTAATTTCCACCTAATAATCCTTGAGAATCAGTAGCATTAATTTTATCATAATATAATCCTTTTCCAGTTAATATTGATCCTTGAGCATCTCCAAATGCACCTGAAGCTGCTACTGGTATAGAAGCTGTAAAGTTTGTTTTTG